TAGTTGCATCGTGATAAGCCCGTGGATTTCCATCTCCGTCAGACAGCACGATTTGGTTGCTTGCTGTGCGAATGTCTAGGCTAAATTGGTTGCCGTTGAAGCCGCCAAGTACAGTGTTCTTTGCGCCAGTAGAAACAAAGTAGCCTGAACCCACACCAACAAAAGTATTTTGAGAACCTGTAGTTGCTGAGTAACCAGCCATACGACCAAGGTGCGTATTGTATTGCCCAGAAGTTTGGCTATAGCCAGCCTGATAACCAATTGCGGTGTTGTCTGTACCTGTGGTGTTGCCGTTAAGAGCACCAGAACCCACTGCCACGTTGTAAGCACCAGTGGTTGTAGAAACCAAGGCGTTGTTACCTACTCCAGTATTGTCACTGCTAGAAGTAGCCGCCGCGCCTGCACCCGAACCAACATAAACGTTTTGTGCGCCTGACGTAATAACTTTACCAGCAACATAACCTACAGCCACGTTATAGTTGCCCGTTACGGCTGCCTGCATTGCTGAGTTACCCAGTGCAGTGTTATATGAACCTGTGGTGAGATTTGCTAGTGCAGAGGCAGTTACAGATAACACTCCGCTACCTACTGCCGTGTTGTAGTTGCCAGTAGTATTTTGATATAAAACGTTATGCCCAACCCCAACGTTCATAGTACCCGTTGTGTTTGAGTAGCCTGTCCCAATACCTACAGCAGTATTACGAGAACCAGTTGTGTTTGAGTAAAGCGCCTGATAACCTACAGCAGTGTTTTCTGATGCTGTGGTGTTGGAATAAAGGGCTTGATAACCTAAAGCAGAGTTAGAAGCACCAGTTGTGTTTACATACCCCGCCTGATGACCAACAGCAGTGTTGCCAGATGCTGTGGTGTTTGAACGTAAAGCATCAAGGCCTACTGCTACGTTGTTTCCACCAGTAGTGTTGTTAAATAAAGCCGTGTAGCCTAATCCAACATTGTTTGAACCTGTAGTGTTGTAATATAAAGCCGCAGTGCCTGACGCAAGGTTTCTAACACCTGTTGTATTTGTAAAAAGCGTCTGCAAACCAAGGGCTACGTTTTCTGAGCCTGTTGTATTTTTGTTTAATGCAGTGTAGCCAAAAGCATCATTATTTGCTCCAGTCGTATTGCTATACCCCGCCTGATAACCTACAGCAGTATTGTTAGATGCTGTGGTGTTAGCGCGTAAAGCTTCTCTACCAACTGCGGTGTTATTACTGCCTGTAGTGCTTACACGAAGTGCTGATTCGCCCATAGCAGTATTAAAACTGCCTGTTGTATTGCCATTTAATGCGGCAAAACCAAATCCAGAGTTTGAGCTAGAAGTAGTAGATGCCAAGGAAGCATAGCCAAAGGCGGCATTAGAGTTTCCTGTAGTAACAGATTGTAGCGCGGCAATACCAAAAGCATCGTTGTAGCCAGTTGTATTAGCCGCCCCCGCATTTGCCCCAACAAAAGTTACGCCTACGCCAGAAGCGGTTGTAGTGGCAGTTCCTGCCAAATAACCAATAAAAACGCTACTTGCGTTAGTCGTGTTGGCAAATCCAGCCTGATGTCCAACAGCAGTGTTGTTAGCACCCGTTGTATTAGCTTGGAGGACTTGTGAGCCTACTGCTACGTTATTATTTCCTGTTGTATTTGAATCTAATGCTTGATAACCAACGGCAACTAATGCAGTACCAGTTGTGTTTGCATATGCGGCTTGGTAACCAACAGCGGTGTTGTTAGATGCTGTGGTATTTAATGCTAATGCGCCTACGCCTACGCCTGTGTTGTTTGAGCCTGTAGTGTTTGAGTACAAAGGGCCTACTGCAGTACCTGCATAATCAGCGCCAACAGCAGTGTTAGCAACTCCAGTCGTATTACCATATAAAGCATATTTACCTATAGCAGTTAATGCTGTACCTGTTGTATTTGTATAACCAGCCTGAAAACCTACAGCAGTATTGTTAGATGCTGTTGTGTTGGCTTGGAGGGCTTGTGTGCCTAATGCAGTATTAGCATCTCCAGTTGTATTTGCACCTAAAGCGGCATAACCTAATGAGCTATTGTTAGAGCCTGTAGTAGTAAGTTTAAGAGCATCACGGCCAACGGCAGTATTAACGCCGCCGCTGGTAAAGCTAAAAAGAGCTTGAAGACCCAATGCGGTATTGGACTGACCAGTAGAAGTTCCAGACGCGCCATAACCTGCTTGGTTGCCAATAAACATATTATTAGCACCAGTGACAAAATAACCTGCTAGGTATCCAAAAGCATGGATTGATACTGTAGTGGCAGAATATCCAGCGCCATATCCAAAAGCAGTTACACCTGCGCCCGTTATATTGCTATATCCCGCCTGATAACCTACAGCAGTGTTGTTTGATGCTGTGGTGTTTGCGCCAAGTGCGGCTTGCCCAATACCAACGTTAAAACTACCCGTTGTGTTTGCTCCCAAAGCGGCGCTAGTGGTGTCACTATAACTGCCGCCCATACCTACGTTTGCTAAACCTGTTGTGTTAGCCGCAAGAACAGCCCCACCAAAGGCGTCAATACGACCTGACGTATTTGCAGTTCCCGCCTGATAACCTATAGCGGTGTTGTAATTTGTTGTGTTGAGGTAAAGAGCCCTATAACCTACAGCGGTGTTATTATTTGAAGTAATACTGGCTTGGAGTGCTTGATACCCTACTGCGGTGCTATTTGCGCCACTTGTATTAACCGATAAAGCACTAGCACCCACCGCAGTATTGGTAGCCACAGCACCGCCACCACGACCAACAGTCAGACCTTGAACAACTGCGCCACCAGTTAAGGTAGATACACCAGTTACTCCAAGAGTTGTAGATGCTGTAACTGAAGTAAACGCACCAGTAGTAGCAGTAGTAGCACCAACAGTACCATTGATGTTGATAGATGCTGTACCTGTTAGGTTAGTTACAGTACCGCTAGAGGGTGTACCTAATGCACCATTGAACAATACTGGCGCACCAGCAGAGCCTGTATTAACCGCTAGAGCCGTAGCAATGCCAGTTCCTAGACCTGATACACCTGTGCTAATAGGAAGACCTGTAGCGTTTGTTAAGGTTGCGCTAGTAGGTGTTCCAAGGATAGGAGTTACTAGGGTAGGAGAGGTAGCAAATACTGCTGAACCACTACCAGTTTCATCTGTCAAAGCACCCGCTAATTGAGATGAAGTGAATGAACCTAAAGATGTTGCATTGCCAACAGAAGTGACTGCACCTGTTAAGTTAGCGTTAGTTGTGACATTACCCGCTGTCAGACCAGAAGCAGTGCCTGTGATGTTTGTGCCTACCAAAGCAGATGGAGTGCCTAAAGCGGGAGTGACCAGAGTAGGAGAGGTAGCCAACACATTGCTACCAGTTCCTGTATTAGTAACAGAGACTATGTTCTTACTTGCATCCAATGCCAAAGCAGTCGATGCAGTTAAACCAGACAGCGTAGCAGTGCTAGATGCTGACAGAGTGGTAAACGCACCAGCAGCAGCCGTAGATGTACCGATAGGGCCGTTAAACGAATCGCCAACAGCACCTGTCTGAAAGTCCTTCAGTTGAGCCATTAACTCACGGATAGCATCGTTAATGCCAGAAGGGGCGCATCCTTCAGCAATGTTAATCGAGTCAATGTCTGTGTTATTAGCAGGGGTTGCGCTAAATTCACTAATCTTTGTTTTTGGCATATCAGTCCTTATTGGATACCTAAGAGATTACGCTGTTCTTGGTCTAAGTCTTCAATAGACAATAGACCCCTTGCAGTTGTTGGAGTAACAGCCCTAAATGGACTACCAATTGTCTGTGGGATGCCACCAGTACGCATTATATTAGTTAAGTCCTCTACGCTACCTCTACGCATATTTGTAGCCAATCCACGAGAGCCAGCAGCACCAATAGTTAAAGGAATTCCAATCATCGGTGCTAATGCAGTAGTTCCAACACTAAGACCAACTGGCACAACACCAGTAGGTGCAAAGCGTCCAAAGAACTTCAACATATTTTGAACATTACCACCCTTGGCAGCTTGCTCAATAGCATCCTGTTCAGTCTTAGTAAACAATCGCATTTTCTTGTCATTCTTAGCAAGTTGACGCAATTGTTTAGCGAGTGAGTTTTCTTCACCAGACTGAGTAAACTTACTCTTGTCTAGTTTAGCTTCATTAAGCATATCCTCAAAGACTTCTGCTTTTTTCATTTTTGAATAAGCGTTACGAGCCTCTGACCATAACTGACCTGCGTTTTTCATATCACCAGAAGCAATAGATTCTTTAGGGACAGTCATCAAGTAGTTATCGTAGTCATCCAAAAGAATAGATGCCATCCGTCTTTCTTCTGGCTCAATACTCTTTTGACCAGAACGAATCATCTTGCGTAATGCTTGTATTTCAGTCCAATCTTTAGGTTGAGCAGTAGAAGTTAATTCTTCAATAGCACCTGCAACTTTAGGAAACGCTTTAGGCGTATATCCTTCTTGTCTCAAACCTTTTGCAATATCATCCATTGCATTAACAAACTCATCAGTTTTTAACTGCACACCAGACTGTTGAAGTTGGTCATACCTGTCTGTTGCAATTCTGTCTAATGCTTGTGTAGATAAAGCCTCTTGTTTTTGAGGACGCTTAACGCTACCAGCAGCACCTGTTGCCAATGTAGTAGCTGCACCATACAAAGGATTTCCAGTAGCTTCTGTGACTGTTTGTCCAGACATAACAGCAGTAGGAGTCACAATCGCTTGTGTCTTAGGTGCTACAGCAAGTTGCTCTGTAACTCCACGAGTAACAGGAGATGCAGCAGTTGTAGAGGCTTTAATCAAAGCAGGGATAGTTCTAGCCACTCCTGTCATTGCTTCTAATCCACCACCAACAACTCGCTCAGTTGGTGTTTGTGTCTCTGGTGCAGCGGGTACACCAGAACGAGTCATCAAGTTTTGAATAGCTTGAGATGCTGGAATCAATCGCTTATCAGTAAATGGAGAAGCAAGAACATTTAATAGCGCATTAACGGCATCAGCAGCAGGGACAGCCGTTGCACCCAAAACAGCACCTAATCCGCCACCATACGAACCAATCTGTGCGCCAGCTAATGTAGGCGCAACAGCACGATAGACTAAACCTGCGCCACGCTCAAATGATTCTCTGAGTGTTGGAGACTTAGGTTGACCTTGATTAAGAATAGTTAAACCAGCATCAGAGACTTTAGTTAAGTCTCCTGCTTGCAAAGCCAAGAGGTCACTATCAGATAATTGAGTTAAGTCCATTATCCACCGCCTTTTTTGCGTCTTTCAATTTCTGCTTGAATAGCATCTTGACTTGGCAATCCACCGGTTGTAGCAGGGGCAGTTGGCAATTTAGGTATTGGTGCAGTAATTTCTTTTGCTGCACGACCAGAAGCAACTTCAGCAGATTTAAGCAAGTTTGTAAGACGCTCTTGCTTTGTTTTAACTGTTGCTGCACTATCACCCATTTGTGGAAAGAAAGACTTTTTATAACCAGCCAACTGCTCACGGCTATATGCTGCACCAGTTCCCAATGTCAAAGCCGCATCAAGAATATCCTCTTGTGCTGCCTCAACAATTTGACGCTGTTCAGTGTTAATCTTGTTTGGCAAGAAATCTGTGCGTGAAACAAAACGAGCAACTTCAGCCGCAGTATTTGGTAAAGCCGCTTTAGGCTCAGCACCGATAGCCTCATTCATTTGTCCAACGCTGAAGTTCAATCTGCTTGCAAGAACGGCTGATTTACGCTCACCTTCCGATGGCATATTGATTGTTGTGCTTGGACGTTTTTGGTCTTGTAATTGAATATATGCTGCCTGTTGATTTTTGGGCAACTTCATAAAGTCTTGAAACTCTTTGATTGAAGCAGCAGGTGCATCAGGTGCTGTATAAAGAACAGCCATTGTATTTTTGTCAAGAACAGTATTTCCAACTGTTACAGTATCTCGCTTTGTTGCGCCTTGAGCCACAGATATTGGCTTACCATCTGGGCCAATCTCATAACGAATCTGACCTTCTCCAAGCGTATAACCTTCTGGGCGCATTGCTTTTTGCGATGCAACCAACTCACTCAAGGCTTTACGTCCTTCAACAGAACCCATCAATTGAGGCGCAACACGAGCCAAATCAAAGCTAGGCGCAGTCATTCCTTCGCCTACTCGCTGACCCATCATGTCCTCACCATAAATCTCTTGAGGCTTAGTTACGCCACCTTGGATAACACCTTGAATTCGTTGTTGTTCAGCTAATTGTTGTTGCTCTAACTGACGCTTACGAATCATGTCTTGCAGTTGAACATTCTGTAACTGGTTTTGCAATGTCTCTTGCATACCACCACGATATGCTTGCTGACCACGCTGTAAGCCTTCAGCAATAGATTGACCAGTATTCCCACCTTGGAATAGTCTGCCAGCTAATGCGTAGAGGGCTTGTGCTTGTGCATCGTCACGATTACGAGCAATGTCAGCTTGTGACATACCCAACAGACCCATTGTGTCTGCACCGCCTGTACCAAAAATGTCTAATAGTCCAGCCATGTTATTCCTTAAGGCCCCATGAACAGGTTAGGGTCAGGGTTTGTGTAACCAAATGAAGGTTGTGAATTAAATGAACCACCAAGGAAACTTGAACTAAATGGATTTATGTAACTTAAATCAGGTGAACCTAGATTTTTATACAAGCCACCACCAACAGCAGCAGTACCTAACAACTTCTGCAACGTAGATGTGTCAGCAGCACCGCTAGTAGTAGAAGAAGCCACTCGTCCTAATGGGTTGCCATATACCAACGATAGGTAGTTCTGCAAGTTTTGTTGTGGCTGGTTTTGCAAGAAGTTAAACTTAGCAATATCACCTTGCATTTGCTGACCTTGGTAACCCTCACGGATTTGACCAGCTTGCAACATATTCTGAATGTCTTGGTAATCAGCAGCAGCCATCTGAGGCGCAGCCATCGTAGCCGCTTGCTGTCTTGCTCTTTCATCAGCGTAGTTCTGATAAGCCAACTGTCCAGCAGTATTAGCCAACTGTTGACCAAATGCACCAGTAGCCCTGTCTTGCAAAGAACCCATCGCACCAGAGCCATAACGCCCTGCTAGGCTTGACTTAGATGCAATGTCGCCTAGAGTTGTTTTAAATTGTGTCTCAGCAGCACGAGCAGCAGGTTGGAACGCACCTTGAAAGAATGGGTTACCACCCAAGAAGCCACCAGAAACTGTGTTCTGCAATTGATTCTGTGCAGACTGTAGTAGTGGATTACCCAAAGAAGCACGAGCCTCTAAAGCCTGTAATCCTGTTTGAGTGGTAGTTGTAGGGCTTACAAAGGTAGGGCCACCATAATACTGTGGGCCACCGCCCTGATACAACTGCTGTGCTTGCTGTAATCCATAACCTAGATAAGGTTGGATTGTTGGGTCAATTTGTGACGTAGTGGTAGTAGCCATCTTTACTCCTAGAGTTTCGGATTCCGAGATGGGTCATCCACGGAACACATTATACATAAATAATCAAAATCAACCAATAATTGCATATCTATACGTCTTATTTGCAGTTGAATTGGCAAAGTGGGTAATCGTAGCCGTTCCCTGTCCTTGGGAACTAGCGTAAATACCATTAAAAGTAGCACCACCGCCTACTAAATTCATAGTAGCTATGACTGATGGCACAGCAGGTCTTGTCGGGCTTGTGCTTGTCCCAAAATGCTCAATACTTACACCAGTATTTTCAGTTCTCCACACAATCTCAACATAATCATTAGCAGCCATGTCAATAAAGAAATTCAATGCAGCAATGATATGACTTGGGTCACCAGAACTTTTCCTCGGAGGAGGGTGAAATCTACTGTTTGAGTTTGCGATATTTGTTCCATTCTTACGAAACCAAACATCCACATCTTGACCATCGTTTGTGGTGTTCTTAAACTGAATGGAAAACTGTAAGTTGTAGAGTCCTGCGTTTTTTACATTTAACCTAGAACTATTTGATAACGTAATTCCATTAGAGAAGTCGGTTGTATCAAAGGTAATAGGATAAGCAACAGTCGTACTAGCAGCAGTCTGGTCTGTTCCGTCTTGAAAAGCCCCATAAGGTGCAGAATCAGCAAAAGCAGCAGCAGAGGCAGGGACAAAGACAATCACGCTATCTGGGCCAATCCTTCTGTCTGTCAAAGTGGTGGTTAAAGCCCCACCAGTTGCCAGAGTCAAAGTCCCTGTGTTATTGGTCTTTCCGTCCATGATGCCACGGACTACTTCAGCCACAGCCCTCTGGTCACCACCAAATGCAGGTAGGCTTCTAAACATCAGCGAACCCCTTGTGGAGTTACATCCACATCCACAGAGATAGCGTTATTCCAGTTATCACCAGTTGGAGTGACCTTTAGCCTGTGGTATCTACCTGCACTTCTAAGTGGTACTCTATTCTCCGTACTAGCCGCCACAGCAGTATTAAAACTCACACCTTGGTTTAGCAATGTACGAGAAGCAATAGCCACAGTTGCAGAGCCATTGTCAACAATAGGTCTAGCGAGGGTTACTACTGAGTTAGCACCAATGTCCAAGTCTCCAGTAGAAATCACGGCAGTCTGACTAGCACCTGTAAAACTCATCACACGAGTGGCTAAAGTACCACCCAAGAAGTATTTACCGCCAACAAACAAGCGAGAATCTAAAGAAGTTGTTAAGGCATCAATAGAGGCAGAAATACTATCTAGTTGCTCAAGCGTTACAGACGATGTAGAGGCTTCAGACAAGTAGTCTGTACCCGCATCACCATAAGTCCACTTCTGAGTCTTAAAGTTATAAATCAGTACGCTTCTGTTTCCGTTAACAGTCTTGTAATTCCAGATTACAAGTTTGCGGATAGGGTCAACGGCAGCAGACATAGTTCCATAGTCGGAGTCTGAAGCGTCATCAATAAAGAATCGGTCAACTTTTTCTGCGCCTATAGATGTGACATTTTGTCCGTCACACATATAAAAACCATCGTCAGATAAGAAGAATGTTACGCCTTGGTACTGAGCAATAGAGCCAGATACCATGCAACCCTTACCACGAGAGATGTTATCAAACTGGAAAATAAACGGAGTACCAACATAACTCATTCGGTGAATGGCTCGCTCTAAAAAGACAAGACCAAACTCACCACCACGAATTCCCATAATCTGTCCACCATCAGGAATGTCCTGATAATCAGACTGAGTGTTTACGTTCTCTGTCCAATCTGTCTCGTCATTTAATGCTGACCAACGAACACGATATTGTTGCTGAGTAGTTTCTAGCGTATTTGCACACACAACAAAGTCACGCACCACAGTAATGAACTTAGCAATAGGCGCAGTAGCCGATAAGTCAGCAAACGATGTAGATGTTCCTAGCGTCCATGCTTGTAGTTTTTCAGCATTGTTTGTAGAGATTACAGTCTTACCAAACTGAGTAAAACGAACCCTATCGTTAGCACCAGTTGTCATGCCTGTTTTAACTTGAGTGATAGCACCAACACCACTTACTGTATAAATCTTGGTAGAGCCAGCAGCAAACAAGGCGGTATCACCATTAGGTTGTTTGGCAGCATAAAGAGCAGTTAAGTCCTCGGCAGCGTTACTGGATGAGAATGTTACTGGCGCAGGGAATGGGCCATAACCAATAGCCTGAGAAACCACGTTCTTAGCGTCAGTCAACGCACCCGACACGCTTGGCTGGTCAGGCATCCACTCACCAAAAGTTAGTTTTGTTGTAGCCATGTGTTATTTCCTTGCGCCTGTATAGCCCATGTGTTGCTGTTTGCAGACACAAGTGACCAAGTATTTGTGTCACCATTGATAGGTGTCCAAGTATTTGTGTCACTCGCAACTGGTGTCCATGTATTTGCGTCTTGAGGAATTGGTGTCCAATTATCCCCAAGAATAACCCCTTTAGCAACAATAGTTGCAGTTCCTGTTACTGATGCAACTCCTGAGAGAATTGCTACAGCATTAGCCACCACATCAGCGTTAACAGTAATACTGCCACTATCTAACTGAATTCTTATTGCGTCAGCAGTTACAGTAGCATTTGCATCAATAGAACCAGAAGCAAACTGAATTCTAGTTGCATCAGCTACAAAACTAGCAGAGCAATCAATGCTTGCACTTGCGCCTTGTATTCTTGTGCCATCTGCCGTTACTGTCGCTGTACCATCTACCGCCCCTACACCATTCTGAACCCTTATAGCATCTGCTGTAACGCTTGCAGACGCAGACACAGACCCATAAGCATCCCATAGGGTTACTGAGGTTGTGTAGAGTGGACTATCGAGTGTGAGTGTTAAGTCATCAATGCTAGACTTTAAATTGTCTAGCGAGTCGATTGTCCACGGAGGTAGTAAATCACTCACGCCAAAGTAACACTCAATGAAGCAGAAGCAACTCGGAACACATCACCAGATGCAATGGTCTTAGAAGCGTCTAGTGGTGTGTGATACAACAAGTTACCTACTGTCAAAGCATCACGAATTCCAATGTGTGTGATTGTTCCCCATGCGCTACCAGCTTGAGGAAAATCTATCACAGCAGAGTTTGTTGAAACACCATTACTAGGCGCACCGAAAGTAACAGCCTGACGAACATAGTTAGTACCAGAACATTCAGTTCCAGTATCCGCATCTGTTGGGTCAGTTGTGTATAAAGCCAAATACACAGTTGTTGGTGCTGTGTAGCTTGTTGCTCGTAGAGTTACGTTAATTAAAGCGTTCTCAAGATAGTTGCTCATTTCAGCCATATTTTCACCTTGCAGTTAATTTCATTGCTAACGGAACACCAGAGTATTGACCTTCTTCGTCAGACTTGATGAGTGAGGAGATTGCCCTGTCGTACATAGAACCCCATGTATTGATACGAGCATCGTTCATTAGATAAGGCTCTGCCTCAACCAATGCACCATACAGCAAACCATCAGGTGCTGTAGTCAGAAATACGTTTGTTGTATTATTAGAAGACAGATACGCTGGCGCAGCGTAGTACAACAATTTAAGCGTATATACACCATCAGGTGCAGGTGCTACTTGAAACTCACTTGCTAAGATTGTGTAACTCTTTGGAACACCAACTTGTGATGTTCTTTGGTCATTAGATAACGATGACGGACTAGAGTAACTCAATGGTTGTATTGGGTTAGTCATCGCCACAAAGTCTCTAGCTTGTAAGAAGTCGCTAGGTATCTCAACAGTAGCGTCTGAGGCAACAGTTACAGTTGTTACAGACTTGAGCATCTGACGAATACGCAGTTCTCTACGCAAACGATTCTCAGCCAAAGTAATGAAGTCTGGAATGATGCTTGTCAGGTCAGACCTAGCCAAATAATTAGCTATTGAAGTCTGTAAATCAGAGTAGGTAGCAAAACTCATACAACTCCTGTCCTAGTGCGCCATGCACGATTCATTGGGTCATTTAACCAAGCAGCAAAACGCTTGTCATCTAGAATAGCAAAGCCACGCATGATTCCAACTTTGTTTAAGTC